GGCACCAATTCTTTAGCGGAAGGCTGATCTTTACCTGCTGCTGATTGCGCGTTACTCCACGCCTCAGCTTGCAATTCCGGTGTTGGAAGTGCAGTTAAAGGACGCGCTTGCGATTCTCTGGCTGGTAGATTTTTGTTACCAATTGGTAACAAATCATCCAAGATTCCTGCGAATGCAATGCGTCTATGCGCATGAACTCGCGTTATTCCAAATCTTTCTTGGCAATAATCCTCAAACGTTTTGCCTTTGGTATCGCGGTATAAACGCTTGTCACGAATCACCTTGAGCGACGCATCGCCAATGATCGAAAGCTGATTGATCCCACCAATCACTGAATCAACCACGCTTTCGTGATGCGCTAATTCTTCAGTTTCGGAAACGGTTAATTCGTCCGGCGCTAATAGTGTTAAATCGGTCATCAATTACTCCTAAATACGCAGTTATTGGTGAATCACTTCTAAGACGATCCGAATGGTTGGTTCGCTCATACTGCCTCCGATTGAATAGCGGCGCGGCGGGCGTTTAATGCGGTGTATTTTTGGATGTGCGCTTCTCGAAAGAAGTTGCGCGGTCGTTTGCGGGCACGAGCGCATTGTTCAGGGCTGGGTAGATGGGTATTGGGATTGCGCCGTTTGGATTGGGCGAGCATCAATTCTTTGGACGGGCGCAGCCAATGGTTGGCGAGGTGTTTATATTTGTGGAGTTGAATGGGATCGTGATAACCGGGCGGGTATTCGAGGTAGCACCACAGTTGATTGCCGATCAATGGGCGGTCGCCGCGTTTCGCCCAATATCCATTTGGATTGGCGGCGCAGTGCGGAATGGTGCGCACGGGTAATGAAACGGCGAGCATTTCATTCCCGTTTACTACGATTGAAGTGATAGTGGCAATGCCGATGCTGTCAGTGTCGGTATTGATGGTGCTGATTTCGCTGCCGGCACTAATGGTTTCCGCTTCTAATTCCGGTTCATGCGCCACTGGTGCAATGGGTTCGGGCAGGGCAGCGATTAAGTTCGCCAGTCCAAACCATTTCATCGCGCCGCCGCCTTGGTGCGCAGCAATCTCGCGGGCTATCACCCATGCGGATTTGGTGCGGGCGTTGATTTCATCGGAAAAGTTGATGGTCATTGGCTGGCTCCAGTTGTGTTGATTTGTCGGTTTATGTTGTGACTTAAAATCACAACATGGGGCGATTATTGTGATAAAAAGGCACAATGTCAAGCAATAAAAAACCCGCATTGCGGGTTTATTGGATCAAGTAAGGATTGGTTAACGTTCTGGGTGATAGTCCTGTTTGGACTGGACAATAGTTTTGAGCGCCAATTTAAGTTCGATGTCAAGGCGCTGATACATATCAGCGAAATTCAACGTGTCTTCGTCCCACATGTCGATTTTATCCTCTCCGAAAGCGAGCCAAGCTGGTGGTACACCTAAAGCATCCGCGAGTTCTTTCATCCGGTTTGGTCTCTTAGTTTTTCCAGTCTCGGCTTTGGCGAGTGCATCACGACTGATACCGCTTGCCTCAGCGAGTTCGTCTTGTGTCATTCCGATTTGTAGTCGCGCCCAAATAAGGCGTTCGGCAAATGTATTGAGTCTAGGCAACTTAATCATTGGGTTTCCCTAAGCATGTGAAAACAAGTTTTCCCATGTTCGCGCTTATGTCGCGCTAGGTCACGGGACGTTTTATCACAAAAAGCAGTTGCAATTTGTGAAAAACAATCACAAACTGACACGCATGAACATTCAAGTCAACATTATCAATGAAGCGATCACCAATCTTGGTGGTGCTAGTGCGCTTGCTCGTGCTGTGTCAGCAGTGTCTGGTCGGAAGGTGACGCATTGGAACGTACATCGTTGGAAAGAAGGGCGCGTTCCGGCGCATTACTGCCTTGCGGTGGAAAAGGTGACTGGTATCAGTCGCCATTTGTTGCGCCCAGATGTTTTTGGAGCGGATCAAGAATGAATAAGACAGAAAAGAAAGCGTGGGACAAGGAATTAACGGCGAAAAGGGATGCGGCGCTCAAACAGTCACAGCAAGCCGGTCAACGTAAGGCGATGGCGGCGTATCAAGCGACGCTTAGGGCTGATCAGGCGAAGTTGAAAGCTGCGCTGGCGATTAAGAAGGCGTTTGAGGAGGAGGATTTGGCGGAGGTGCTGCGCACTGCCCAGCTTAATGATGTGGCGGAGGTGGTGGCTCATGCGGATTTGTATCACTCATGGGCGCGGGCGGTGTTTCCGCATTTACGCGCTACCACCAAGCCGTTGCACCTGCGGAGCGAGGCGTAATGAGCGCGTTGGTATTAATCGCGCCGGGACGCAGGCAAGCGGTGGTGTTTCAAGTCGGCGCTAAGGGCGTGGGCATTGAGATCATGGCGCATCACACCTTGGGCGCTGCTGCATCCGATATGCAGTATTTGGTGCGGTATGCCTGCTGCGAGAAGGAAGCGGTATTGAGTCAGAAGCAGGTGTTGTCGCGTATTCACAATGAATCTGAGTGCTGTAACGCCTGCCGGTTAAAGCGCCGGAAACAACGGGCAAAGGTGCGGTTTGCGGAGCGGATGTTGCGGATGCGCCAAGTGGAGCAGCCGAATGTGAGACATCTGGCGATGTCTGGATCATGGAAGTGATCAATCAAGATTCCATAACGACCAAAGCCCGCGCTACGAACGCGGGCTTTGGTCTTTTTCAACCAGTGCTTAGAAAGGAAGCAACTGATATGTCGATGATAAAGCAAAAGGTGGGTCGTTGGGTAGGGGCTGGGTTTACCCTTGGGTCGCCCCGGGCTGGGGGCTGGTCGATCAATTGGGACGGCGGTTTTGCCCCAGTTTTTGGGTCGGGTTTGGAGCCGGAAAATCGGCTTGATCCTTTACGTTTTGGTGGGTTTTGCCCTGATTTTTTGGTCGGTGTTGAGGCGGAAAAATCGCCAGCGCCGTCACGTTTTTTTCCCCCGCGCCCCCAATTTTTTGGCAGTTTTTTGGGTCAAAATTTGTCCCCAAAAATGGGCAAAATTTCCCTGATTTTTAAGGAAAATTTCGGGAAAAAAAGGTACTTTCTGGACATTTTGAAAGCGGGTAATTGCGCCCCCTCTCTTTTTCTAGCCACTGCCCCAGCCACAAGGTCAACGCCCCGTCTAATCAGCGCCTTACGGCTGGTCGGAGGCTTCCATGTGGGTTAATTACGACGAAGTCATCGGTGAGATGGTCGATCACGGCTTGATCTTTAAGTCTGGCGAGCCGTTCATTGACACCCACAAGCCCAAGAAATGCCACGTCCAAGAGGATCGTGAGAAGCGCGGCTGGTATCACTTATCGACCTTTCGCGCCGGAACGGACGACTATCTGGTCGGTGCTTACGGCATTTGGCATGGCAATGACAACGGGCGCATCCCCGTATCACCGCCCAAATCCCTGTCGTTAAGCCGCGCTGAAAAGGACGCGATCAACGAACGCCGCCGTGACAATGCCCGTCGCGCCAAAGCCATGCGCCAAGCCGAAGCGGATCGCGCCGCGCTCCAAGCGAGCCGCGTTTGGCGGGCATATCAGCACACCGGCAGCAGCTCCTATCTGGAACGCAAGGGCGTAGGCGCTGACGGGATTCGGTTCCACCCGACCGTCGATACCTGCATCATTCCGATGTGCGATCCCAACGGGAAAGTGCATGGGCTGCAACTGATTCGCGGTAAAGATCGCGGCTCCAAACTGGAAAAACAGTATTGGCCGAAGGGTTTACAGACGCAGGGTTTCTATCACCTAGTGGGCGGTGCGCCCCGCGATCTCTTACTACTCGCCGAAGGTTATGCGACTGCGTGGACAGTCTCGAACGCCGTCAACCTTCCCTGTGCTGTCGCCTTTGATGCTAACAACCTTCAACACGTCGCCAAGGTGCTCAAAAAGCACTATCCCCGCGCCCGCATTCTGATCTGCGCCGATGATGACTACCGCAGCGCAGGCAATCCCGGCGTAATCGCCGCGCAAACCGCAGCATTCGCCGTTGAAGGGCGCTTTCTCACACCCGTGTTTGCCGATGCTCGCCCACTCGAAGGCGAAAAAGGTGGAACCGACTTCAATGATCTCGCCGCACTTGAAGGCATTGCGACAGTCCGCGCTCAAATCGAAGGCTTTCTCACCGAGTGCGGCTGGCTGACCACTGCGGCAACCACGCTTGCTGCTGCAATCAACAGCGGCGCAGATGCGCCAATGGTCGCCCGCTTATCTATTGATGATGCAGTGGCTCGCTATTGGGGAACCTATGGCTTTGGTGGAAAGGTCGTATTCGATCAAGCCGAATCCAGATTGATTGCCAAAGAAGATGTCATTCAATTGATTCCGCGTGGTGGCTGGGATGATTTGCGCGAGCATCCTGATTGGCGCGTCGCTCGTGACAGTGAGATTGGCTTTGATCCCTCGCAATCTGATCCGCGTATTCGCTGCAATCTCTACACCGGCTGGCCAACCGTGCCCAAAAAAGGGCGCTGCGAAGCGTTATTAGACCTGCTTTCATACTTGTGCTGGAATGAAAAGAACCACCAAGACCTTTACAACTGGGTATTAAACTGGCTGGCGCTACCCATTCAACGCCCCGGCGCAAAAATGCACAGTGCGTTATTGATGCACGGACCACAAGGCACAGGTAAAAGCCTGTTTTTTGAGGCGATTGTCTGGATTTATGGCGTATACGGACGCGTCTTAGGACAGGAAGCATTGGAAGATAAGTTCAATGCAGACTGGGCAGAGCGCAAGTTATTCATCGTTGCCGATGAAGTGCTCGCCAAACAAGACATGTATCACATTAAAAACCGCTTGAAAGGTTTCATTACAGGTGAGACTATTCGCGTTAATCCGAAAAATGTCGCCGCGCATAATGAAGCCAATCACATGAACATCGTATTTCTTTCTAATGAGCGGCATCCGCTGGTATTAGAAGACGATGATCGCCGTCATTGCGTCATTTGGACTCCACCCAAATTGCCGGATGCGATCTTTGATGAAGTGATTGAAGAGATTGAAAACGGCGGGCGCGAGGCGCTATTTGATTTCCTATTGAACCGGGATATTTCTGGATTCACCGTTGCCTCGAAACCACCCATGACCGTAGCGAAACAGGAACTGATTCAACAGAGCGTATCCAGTGAAGAACGCTTTGTGACCGAATGGCTGGCGCTAGAAATTCCGGCAGAAAATGGCGGGATGGTTCCAGTCTGTCCGTGTCTCGGCTCCGATCTCTACCAATGCTATCGGCGCTGGTGCGAAAAACAGGGCGAGCGGATTCGTCGATCACAAGATGTCATTGGCTTTATTGGCAAAAAACACCAATGGCAAGCGGGCAAAGCGGAAAGCACGTGGGCATCATCGGTTGATCGCACTCGCTGCAATCGAAAGATGATTATTCCGGCAGCAGCGGCAATCGAAGCGGCAACTGCGCTTGATCCGCGCCATGCGCACTATCGTGAATCTGAGTTTGAGTCTCGCGCCTCATGGCTGACCACCGGCTATGAAGCCTTTTCCGATGCGATCACACCCAAACTATCCAACATTCCCGAAGATTATCGCCGTCGCTAACAGGTAAACCCGCGTGGTAACTGATGTAACGGATGATGTAACGCATGAAATGCCTATAAACCCGCGTGGTAACTGATGTAACGGATGTAACGCATGAAACCCTCGCGCACACGGGAACACACACATGAATCAACTGCACAACATAAAACTTTCTCATGTGCGCGTGATTCATCCGTTACATCCGTTACATCAGTTACATCAATGGTTTATAGGCATTTCATCCGTTACATCATCCGTTACATCAGTTACCACGCGGGTTGAGTACAGAGCCATGACTGAAACTACCGGAAAATCAACACTATCCGAATCGCAAAGCGCCTTTGCCGAGCGCATGGGTTTGAACAAGTCGTTTGTGACCCGTTTGAAACAAGCCGGGCGCTTGGTCTTAACCCAAACCGGACAGGTCGATGTTGAAGCCAGCATTGCCCGGATTGATGCCACTCGCGGGACGCGCTACGACGTTGAAGACCGCAACGCCCAGTCCCGTAACCCGCAACTATTCCCTGACGTTGCAACTGCGCCTACGCGCTTCTCAGCGCCTGACAATGCTGATCGTGATTCCGCTCCTGTAAGTGCCCTTGACCTGGACGAAATCGGACGGCGCACCCGTCACGCGCAAATGTTGGAACGGGAAGCGGTCGCTCGAATGCGCGAGCGGGAAGATTTAGAGCTGGCGGGTGATTTGGTGCGACGGCAAGCGGTGTCTCATGCCCTGACCACTGCGGTCGGTGTGATTCTGAACGCCGCTGAGACGCTGCCGGATCGGGTCACGCCGTTATTGATTGATGTCAGCGATTCCGCCCGGATTCGGGCGCTGCTGCGCGATGAAATCGAAACCCTGCTGGCAACCGTCAGCAGTCAACTCACCAGCGTTGCCAATTAACCGGAGACCTATGGCGAACTACGCACACGTGACCTTAGTCGGTCACATCGGAAAAGACCCGACTACTCGAACCATTCCCAGCGGTGACACTGTCACCAGTTTTTCTATCGCCACCAATGCCAAGCGCGGACAAAAAGAATTCACGACATGGTGGAGTTGCAGTTGTTGGGGCAAGCGCGGCGAGGCGCTGGCGCAATACTTCAAAAAGGGCGACGCGATTCTGGTCACAGGCGAACCAGTGATGCGCCCGTACACTTTCGAGGGTGTCGAAAAACAAGCGTTGGATGTGGATGTCCGTGATTGGGCGTTTGTGGGTAATAAAACCGACGCTGCGCCCCGTACCGCTGCTGCGCCTGCCGCTGCGTCATCAACGTCAACCACTCACCCAGCCGCGCCCTATGGCGGCGGTATTCCACAATGGGAGCCAGACTATGGCGACATCCCCTTCTAACTACCGAATGCAGATCGGCGGCGATCACTACACCCGTCTCGACATTCAACCGTGGGATGCGCTGCGGGATTGGCTTGGCGACGACGGATTCCGCGCTTATTTGCGCGGCAACGCGGTCAAATATCTGTGTCGCGCCGGTACGAAAGACGGTGAATCCGGGCGCACTGCCTACCTGAAAGCCCAGCACTATCTGTCTGAATTGCTGGCGACCTATGACGAAGCGGTGATTGCGGATTGGGAGGCGCAACGGCTGGCGGGCGATGATCCCGCATGATGACCCTGACCGTTGATAGCGCGGCTGTGGTCGCCCGATTGAATGCGCTGGCGAGTACGCAAATTCCGAATGCAATCAAAACCGGCATCAACACGATTGCGACGGAATTGGTCACACATGAGCGCGAAAAGATGACCGCTATTTTCGACCGTCCGAAGCCTTTCGTGGTCAACGGTCTGGTGGTATTGAATCGGGCAACCGCCACGTCATTAAGTGCAGAAATCGGCTTCAAAGAAAGCGGTGGCAAACGCCCGGTAGAAAAATCCCTGCGCCCGAATACCGATCATTTTCCAGTCAATCGTGACCATAAAGGCAGCGAGGGCTGGTTGCAGGCGCAAGGCTTTCTCAACGCCGATGAATGGCTCGTGCCCAGTCGCACCTGTCCGACCGATGCTTATGGGAACGTGTCCGGCACGATGATGAAAAAGATGCTGGCGGACATCGGCATGGGCACTGCCAGTCGTACTGCTGAACGCTACATTTTCGCGCAGATGCACGTTCCCGGCGGTGGCGGAGTCAAAGGCATTTGGTGGGTTAAGGGTGGTGCTCGGCGAGCGGCAACTGGGCGGTGGAAACTGTACATGGTCGCCGTGAAGAAAACGCCGACCTACCGCAAACGCTTTGATTTTTATGGCATTGCGCGAACTTATGTGTCCGCCAATGCGACCCGCTGCATTCTCAGTGCGCTGCCCACGACGTGATGACCGATTCCGATAGCCATTGGGTCACGAAGCAACTGGCGAAACTGCTCAGTCCGCGTGTGCGCCTGACCGTCAGCCAGTGGGCGGATGCGTATCGGCAGCTATCGGCAAAATCATCATCTGAACCGGGCCCTTGGCGCACTGAACGAACGCCCTATCTGCGTGAAATCATGGACGCGCTGAGTCTGGATTCGCCGGTATCCCGCGTGGTCGTGATGAAATCCGCGCAAATGGGGGCACCTCTTGCCGTTGATACACCAATTCCTACACCAAATGGCTGGTCGAATATGGGCGATTTGCAGGTGGGTGATCGGGTGTTTGACGATCGCGGGCGAGTCGTTTTGGTTGATGGTGTTTCGCCTATTTTTCACGATCATGTGTGTTTTCGTGTGGTGTTCAGTGATGGCGAATCGATCGTGTCGGATGCCGCGCATTTATGGACAGTCGATGATTGTCTCAGCAGTATTGGCGCACAACGCACACTCACTACAGCCCAAATGGCGGGTAATGAAAGGGAAGGAAATCGAAACTTACATTTTAAGGTGGGAAAACGGAATCGTTATGCCATTCGTATTCCAGACGCACTAGATTTACCAGCGGAGGAATTACCAATCCAGCCTTATACCTTTGGCGTTTGGCTTGGGGACGGTAACTCCGCATCTAACCAAGTCACAACTCATAAAGATGATGCGGATGAAATGGCTGGGTATATGACCGCAGAAGGTCATTATACAACCGTACGTAAGCCAGATAAGTATGGTCGGTCGCGTGACCCAATTATTGATACGCCGGTGGTCTATTCAAAATTAAAGGCGCTCGATGTGTTGGGTAAAAAACGCATTCCGACCTTGTATTTACGAGCATCAGCAACACAACGTCTCGCGCTACTTCAAGGTTTAATGGATACCGATGGATTTATCGATGAGCGCAGCGGACGATGCGAGTTGACTGTTAGCTGTAGTAATTTAGCTGCTGACTGTATAGAGCTTCTACGCTCCCTTGGCTACAAACCAACGACATTTATTCTTGGACGTGCGGTTAAGGTTAGAAAATGGTACACGCGAATCAGCTTTATGGCGTATGCCGACCAACCGGTTGTGCGTTTACGCCGAAAAGCGGCGCGACTGGTTGCTCAAAGTGGACGGCGTACCAGCGAAACATTCCGGCGCAGAATTGTAGCAATTGAGCCTGTCGATTCAGTTCCAACGCGCTGTATTAGTGTGACTTCTGAGAGTCATTTATTCCTTGCTGGTCGTGGCATGATTGCGACACATAACACAGAAGCGGCTGGCAATTGGATCGGCTACATTATGGGTCACGTCCGCACCTCGAAACCGACCCTGATTGTCGTACCGACCGACCGCCTGCTGGTGCGCTGGGTGCATCAGCGCCTGCGTCCCATGATCGAAGGCGCTGCCGACCTTGCCAATCTGCTGGCAGTCTCAAAATCCCGTGACGGGACGAATCGGATCGACATGGTCGATTATCCCGGTGGCATTTTGTATCTCACGACTGCCGGTAGCGCCGCTAATCTCAAATCAGATTCAATCTGCTATGTCATCTGCGACGAAGCGGACGAATACGAATGGGATGTGGGCGGACGCGGCGATCCGCTCGGCTTGATCGAATCACGGCAATCCAATTTCCCGCGTCGCAAACTGCTGATTTTCTCAACGCCAACCGTCAAGGGCACCAGCCGGATTGAGGGCGAATGGAACACCAGCGATCAACGTCGCTACCACGTCCAATGCCCCACTTGTGGCGAAATGCAAACGCTCGAATGGGAACATCTGCACTGGAAAACCGACCTGTCGCAAGTCTGGTACACCTGCGCCGTCAACGGGTGCACGATTGAGGAGCGCGATAAAACCGCAATGCTGGCGCAGGGCGTGTGGATTGCCGCGCACCCAGACCGCCGCACTCGCGGGTATCACCTTTCCGCCCTGTATGCGCCGCTCGGCTTGGGCTATTCGTGGACTGAATTGGCGACCCAATGGGATCGGTGCGCTGATAATGACGAATTGAAACAGACGTTTATCAATGAACGCCTCGGCTTGCCGTATGAAGATCGCCGCACCAATGTCATGTGGTCGGACATTGCGCATCGCGCCGAACCGTATCCTTTGCGGCAATTGCCACCGGGTGCGCTGCTGCTGACTGCTGGCGTTGATACTCAGGATGATCGCCTTGCCGTGCAGATTGTGGCGTGGGGCGAAACTGGGCGCTGGTGGGTGATTGATTGGGTCGAATTGCCGGGCGATCCGGCGCGTCCCGAAGTCTGGCAAGCCCTGCATCAACTGTTAGCGCGTCCGATAATGACTGCGGCGGGAACGCTGGCGACCATCGAAGCGACCGCAATCGACATGGCGGGTCATCACACTGAAGCGGTCAAAGGCTTTGTTCGCGCCTCAACCCTGCCGCGCATCATGGCAATCCAAGGGAGCCGTCATCGCCTGAATACCATTCTCAGTAAACCGCGTCCGACCGATTACAGCCCGCGTGGAACGACGCTCAAATATGGGATGAAGTTTTACCAAGTCGGCACTGAACTGTGCAAAGACCGCGTATATGGCGACCTTCGCGCTGATACCGATCATCCGCCTGCCGACCGCCGCGCACATTTCAGTCAAGATTTACCGCCAGAATTTTATGCTGGTCTGCTGTCTGAGGCGTGGAATCCGAAAAAGAATCGGTATGAACCCAAGCGCGGAATGACGAAACGCAATGAGCCACTGGATACGTTTTGCTACGCGCTCGCTGCCGCGCATCATCCTGAACTGCGGTTAGATCGGCTGCGGGCAGTGGATTGGAAATCCCGCGCCAATCGCTTGTGGCCTGCTGGCGCAGTGCAGGCGGTTCAGGATGCTGTGCCGGAAATGCCCGTTGCGCCCATTCCACCACTTCCCAATCCCGCGCCGCGTATTCCGCCCCCGCCGCAAGTCCGCCCGTCCCGCACTGGCAGTAATTTTGTTGGCGGTTGGAAGCGGTGAACCAGCGTGACCTTCGCCGAATTAAGCGACATTGTGCGGCGCGAGTGCGGTCAAGACGCGGATCAAGTGCTGCGCGTCATCTGTCATCAATGCGCGGGCGAATCAATCCACGTTCCAATTCGGTCGATCCGCCCGGAAATCTTACCAACTGACACACCAAAAACCATTCAAGCACGGTATCGGGTCTCTAAAACAACGGCGTATCGCTGGGTTAACGCATGGAAACCATGAAAGATTTTGTCATCATCACTAATGAACAACTGAAATGGGATGATCGTTTTCTCAGTTTAGCTGCGGAAATATCCACCTATTCCAAAGACCCA